ATCAGCAGAGTCTAGGTACATTTCATTTGCAACCATATTAGCATTGAAACCTAGATAGTGTGTGTTGTATGCTAATGTATCTAACAAGACAGCAAAACCTGAACCTTCAAAATTGTAATCTGAAAACTCTGGTTGATCTTGTAAAAATGATTTTAAATTTTCTTTTATTGCGTCAAAATCTAAATCTGATACTATAAATTTATTACTTGCCATATTATCTTAATCTTTCTAAAAATGTTTCTACTGTTACAGGTTCTGCTACTCCAACAACATAAAATATAATTCTTAATGAGTAGCTGTTTCTATCAATATCAGGTTTTGCTATAATCTGTTCTAACTTAATTCTTGGTTCAAAATTGTTTAATACTTCACCAACTTTTCTTTGTAAATTAAGAGCAGTAAGAGGTGTCATTGGTTCAAACAACATTGCTCTAACATCACTTCCTATTTCAGGATGAAAAGGTCTCTCATAATGATTTGTGTTAATCAAATTTCTAACACTTCTTTTGACTGCCTCTACATCTGTTAATTTGTTAACATCATTAGTAACAGGATTACGACCAAAGTTTAAATCTAAATCTTTATAGATTCTATTTGCTCTTAAAGAGTTATTAGTATTAGTAGCATCGTAGTTCGGCATATCTCTTATATTTATACTCTAACCCGAGAAAACATTAGAAGAACCTTTAGTCATTGCCCCAGCGTCTGTACTATCTCCAATTCTTGCAACTGATAGTCCACATACCCGAACTGTTGAAGAACCTACATTAACTTTTGCAACGTGAGGGGCACAAGGTGGCAATGGTGGAAAAGGATGCGACACAGTTGGATCAGTAATTCTTGCAATTAAGATACTATTTGCAAAAACAGTTGATTGTCCTGGTGTGTTTAGTGTTGTTGTACCAGTACAAGCGTGTCCTGTACTTAAAGTATCCCCTTTTCTACTAACTGCTGGCATTATGCACTTCTTTTAACTGAATCTCTTTTTGCTTTAAGAGCATCTTTTGTTTTTTGTTGAATTATTGCTTGTCTAATTTTTCTTCCCATAGGTATTTTTACTGATTGCTCAACTTTATTACCTTTTTTAGTAATAAACTCAACACCAATCACATTATCCTTAAAATCTCCTTGTACAGACATTACTGCTTTCTTCAAACTCATTTTTTCAACTTCTTTTTCGTCACCTGCTTCATTCCAAAACTTAAATATTCTCATTTTACTCATTTTATAACTCCATTAATTAATATTATCGTATTTTATAGTATCTTTCCAAGAATCATCTGATTCTGCGTGTCGGCAATATGTACAAACTTCAGTTTTTTTGATTTCACCGTAATTTACATAATTTTTTTCGCCACAATGGCAAATATATCCACAATTCTGGCAATTTTTTACTGATTCTACCATAAAACTATTTATCCTTCAAATCAAACACTATTTTTTACTAAAAAGTAGAACAAAAAGAGAACAAACGCAAAAAAAGTTGATATTACTTGATTTTTCGGGTATTTTTTGCTTGACTTTCGGGTATTTTTCCTATATTATAGTATGTATATGATAAACAAAGAAACAAATAATAACAATTTGATAATCGTTAGAAATATCGTTTATAGTTCAATCAAAAAGATCAATAAAAAGATCAAAGAAGAAATAGAAGTAGATCCAACTCTATTGAATATGATTGACATTAATATGAAAAATGCTATTAATAAAATTATCAATAACTACAAAGAAAAAAAACAACAATAAGGAAAAAACACTATGAAAAAACTATACGAATATTTAACAATAATAATGTCAATATCAGGAACACTATGTTTAATAGGTGCTGTTGGTGCAATTGACGGTGGTTACCACGGTATCCCAATGAATAATAATTGGTTGGCGTGTGGTGTATTAACACTATTAGGAGTTGCTATGTACATATTAGCATTATATTCACAAGAATTATACAAGGAGGCGAAATAATATGACACCAGAAAAATATAACGAGTTAAGAGTACAAGAACAACAAGGTCAAATTATGGCTGATGAAACTGTTAAGTCTATTCAATTAAGAAAAGACATAATGAAGTTAGCATTAGCTGAAAGTGCTACTGATTGTACTATTATGTGTGGTACATTGTTTGCTAAGTTTAGTGCTTCAATACACGAACAAATGGCAACAAATTTGAAGAAGACTTTACAGACTTTCTTTGACAACAGAAAAGTTAATGATTGTTATGTTCAAATGTCAGGTACATTACCTGATAATGAATATGCTTATGACTTTATGCCAATTGTAGATTTTAGACATAACGGAGTAGGAGTATAATGACAATAGTAAATAAAACAGCAGAAACTTTAGACGAGGGTATTAAGAATATGATGGCTGGTGCCAAAAATGATTATGCTAATTGGGGAAAAGGTTCTGATTACGGACAAAGACAGTTAGTAGAATGGGACAGTAAAACTAAAGTAACACAAGGTAAGAAGTACATTAAAGTTGTACAAGAAAACGGAGTGTTTGCTTTTATTGTAAAAGAAGACTTTAAACACTTTAAAAAAGGTGATGTATTAAAGGCCGCTGGTTTTAATGCTCCTGCATTAAACAGAGCTAGAGGCAATGTACTAACTGGAGGCTATTCTATTAAATGGACTGGTCCCGAATATTTGAGAGGATAATGAAAAAGAAAACAAAAAATAAAAAGGAGAAAAAAAATGTACATTAATGGACACGATAACAAAACGGATGTTATTCAAAATGTGATTGAGAATATAGATGATGGTTTATTAGCTAATGCTAAAGATATGTTAAATCAATTAAAAGAAGCTATGAGTGATAAAGAAAACAGAGTACAAAGAGCAAAAGATATGATTAAGTATTATGATGCTCAAAAGAAAGCCGCTCTGAAAGGTAAGAATAAAGATTTAGCAAAAAAGATGTTAAAAAATGAAAAGAAATAAATTAGAAAGAAAACTAGATGAATACAATCACACAATGGAATTGATAAGAACCATAATTCCAGTTGCGATATTAATTCTTCAAGTAATCATATTGGTAAAAATTACATAATGCTAATAATCAATAGTGAAGTCAAAACATACGATTACTATTTAAAGTGGTTTGCAACAGGTCTATTAATTATTGGGTCTGCTTTTAACTCACTTGCAATCTATCCTTTAGGACCTTTGCTAAATTTAGCAGGTGGTCTAGTATGGTTGATTGTTGCAGTATTATGGAAAGAGGCAGCACTAATTACAACAAATGTTGTTTTAGCTAGTGTTACGATAATTGGATTAGTATATACTTATTACTATTAACAGAATTTAGAGTTACCCTTAAATGGGTTGTTTTTTCCCACTAGAGGCTGGAAACCTCTAGTGGGTTTTATTTTATCTAGTTATTACTTGGTTCTACTTTGATATGTTTTAAAACTTTACCAGCATTGGCACCGTTCTTAACTACATAACCTGTTGTACCATTTCCATACGCCTCAACAGATTGAACATTTTTTTGAAGCACTTTTGCTTTTTGTTCTCTTTTCTGTTTCTCAGCATATTCAGATAACATACGAGTATGTCTAGTCATATACACCCTCCTTATTAGTTGGGTGCGTTTCTTCAACCTTATGGTCTACTTCCGTCCGTTTCAGGATAAACGATTAATAATATTTATACGCTGAAAGAAGTGCCACAACCACAAGATGAAGTAGCTTTGGGATTGTTAAAAACAAAGGCAGATTCAAAATCATCATAAGTGTAATCTAATTCCATACCTGTTAAATACAATTCGTTAATTCTATCTACAACTAACATATCATCAATAACAATATCTTCCCTTTGTTCTTCATCTGTAAATGACCAGTCATAATTAAAACCAGCACAACCACCACCTTTAACAGATAGTCTAACAAACTTCTTGTTATGTTTCTTTTTTAATTCGTTTAATCTTTTATATGCGTTATCTAATATTGTTATCATTTATATCTCCGTAGTGTAAGTATGTCATTATCTGATACTTTGTTCCTTTAATTACTTTTTCACCTTGATGAGGGTGTGTCCAGAAAGGTGGAAACATTAATAGTTTTCCTGCCTTTGGTTTACATTTAATCTTATATCTAGGTATACTAGTTTCGCCACCTTCTTCTACATCTGATAGATACATTATAAAAACTAGAAATCTTTTTGATGATGGTCCTTGACTTCTTAAAACATCAACGTGATCTTTAAAAACATCTTTATCATTTGCAACATACTTTTTAATTCTTATATTCTCCATATCTATTAAAGGCGGTAAATGATGTTTCTCTATATTTACTTCTTTCATAAAGTGTTGTAAGTTTTGTTTTAACACTCTAATATAAGTTTCTTTAATATCTTTAAATTCTTCTTTACCCTCTATATCTAATTCAGTAAAACTTTTTCTTTCATCATCAAAGGTATTAGTTTTACTTTGTTCAAATAGATCAATAACTTTATTACACCATTCTTTAGAAACAACTCTATCATATTCTCTAACACAAGACTCTGTTTTACGATTAGCAATTATCTCTTTTACTTGCCTATCAGATTTCATTTTACCATCTTCTAATTCACTTAATCTTTGCATATGTTCCTTTACATTCATTATAAAATTGATTATGTTCTTCTCTCGTAATCGTATGTCTTGTACCGTCTTTTATTTGTAACATCAAATCTGTATTTGTTATAAACATTACTTGTGGTATAAATTTATTAAACTTTTCTCCTATTCTATAACAGACTTCACTATCTGGATCCATTACATACTGAAAAGTTTTAAGGTCTTTGTTAACTGATGGCCAATTAGCAGTATCATATATGATTCCATTTTTATTTATATTCCAACAATGTCGTATAATAGGTATTGCATTTATACTTTTGCGTTTAATAGGGCAATACCAATTGGCAATAGTATCAGTAACTAACCAACCGTTTACAACAGATCCCGAAGTTCTTTTTGCTTCCTCAGCAGACATCTTCTCGCAACCTTTAGTATAATAATTACTATTTGGTTGCTGTTTAACTTCTTCTATGTATTCTGCGTTAATTCTGTATTTTAAAAATTGTTTTGTTGTTTCACTTATTTGCATACTTTTTTCAGTTCTTCTAATAGATCAAAAAACCATTGTAGTCTTTTGATGTCATTATGTTTAGTCAACTTTAAAAACTTAGGATAATCTTTATTAAGTTGTTTGTTAATTTCTTCTTTACTTCTCATTTGGTATTATCGTTGCCACTAAATGTACTCTATCAACTTCACTACCATTAAAGAAGTTATGATACTTTGTGTTATCAGTTATATATCCTGCACCATCGGAAGGCATATGAAACGCCTCATTATCTATGACCATAATATTACCTTTGTTTGTAATAATAGGTATGTGTAATCTCTTTTCAGGATCTCTATGCCAACTTAAACAAGTACGAGGTGGTTTCATTAGAAAACGAATACGCCCTATATGAAAGTGTGATCGTATTGTATTGTAAACTTCTTCTACATATGACCCTTTAAACTCTGGACAGATTTCTGTATATTTTTCTTCTTCAACAAAAGGTAATCGTTGTTCTTCTACATTAGTGGTATCAGGCATTGTCCAATATAAACCACGAACATTACCACCAGATATACTTCTAGATTTCTGTATATTTTTCTTCTTCAACAAAAGGTAATCGTTGTTCTTCTACATTAGTGGTATCAGGCATTGTCCAATATAAACCACGAACATTGCCGCCGCTAATACTTCTTGGATCACCTGGTATCCGATTAATGCAAATTGCATTGAAGTCCACATTAGCAGGGTTATCAGTTTTAAAACCTAAATGATATTTAAAATCAAGGTACTCTTTACCTAATCTATCAACATCTATATTAAGATTAACTCTAGTATGATTGGGACTTATATGTTCTTCAAGCATATCACTATTTAGTTACTTCTTAATAACTCTAATACCGCTTATAGAAACAAAGAGAATTTTCCGATTTTTTTTAAGATGCTTCGATTCGGCGATTTTCGTGGTCGTTGGTACTCTAAGCATTTCTGGAAGTTTCAACACCACTATGTATACCTTATAGGATTCCAACACCCAAGTATAAGAGAGATAACCAGAATAGTCCTTTTAATAGAAAGAATAAGAAACCAAGTATACCTAGTTTTTTACTCCACGAAATTTTTTTAGATTGATTTTTCAAGGTTTCCTTGTACTCACGCTGAGATTGTATTCTCTTTAAATATTGTCTAATACGGTACCTTTGTTTAGGTGTCATTCCCATAACATCTCCCCTTACTATGT